AACAGTTCTGTTGCTGTAATTATTAATGATATTAAGTTTGACTGTATTAAACACGCCACAGAGGCTACCGGTCATTCGAAATATATCATTCACAAAAGAATTAAAGAAAATCATCCTGATTTTCAATACGCATAGGAAAATCTAATGGCCGATAATTTTATTGGTAGTTATTCCCCCGATGATTTCACGATTGTAATTTCTAAGGGTGATTTTGTTCATACTGTTACTGGCTTCGCAGACGGAACCTTTGTTAGTATGGACAGGTTACAGCCGAGTTCGATTCCTTATCAGGGGATTGGGGGCGCAGCCTTCGGTAGAGTACGTCGTCGGAACACAGGTATGAATGTAACTATTACACTTCATCAGTACTCTCCAAGTAATACTGTACTACAGCAGTTGCAATTGGCTGATGCTAACACAACTAATAACGATTGGGTGTTCAACTGCACCCTAAAAGATCCCAGTGGTCAGACTGTTGCTAGTTCCAATACCGCAATCATCGTCGCACCACCAGCAGTTCAATTTGCTTCAGACACTAGCACCCGCGACTGGGCTATCTACTTGTTTGGTTCTGACCTCTTTATTGGGGGCAATATTCCGCTTAGTGATTCCGAAGTTGCGGCAGTTGAAGCTGCTGGTGGTGAAGTTGATCCGCGCTGGCAGTTGAATCCATAATTGAATGGGGCAGCTTGTCTGCCCTCTCTTTTCTAAGGAGCTTTTATGGCTGGAATTTTCAACTACTGTCCAGACGATGTAGTTTGCCTTATTGGTGGTATCTTGCCAGTTGAGGGTTTTGTAGATGGAACTTTCATATCCATTAATAAAGATATGATGCCATTCACATCTGTTAAGACAGCGGATGGTCAGATGGGTAGGCTGTATCAGAGTGATCAGACTTATACAATCACACTGACCCTTCACGCTGGATCCTTCTCAAATGATGTGTTGACTAAGTTTTGGCAGCTTGATGAAATAAGTCAAAGAGGGAAATTCGCCTTCCTCTGTAAAGATTCCTCTGGCTCTGATTTATTCTTCAGTACCACTACATGGATTGAGGGTCTTCCAACTTTGTCAAAGAGCGCTTCTGTAGATACACGGACATGGGTATTGAGAAGTTCACAAGCAGTTATCAACATTGGCAGCAATGCAAATGAACAAAGTATCCTCCAAGACTTAATTAATATTGCCACAGGTGCTCTACCAATTCTAGAAGGAATTATCTGATGGCAAATAGTTTTACGGTAACAACTTATAGTCCCGGTGATGTTAAACTCACCATCGGTGGCTATCAAGTTGTTGGCTGGCAATCCATCTCTATATCCAGAACTGTCAAAGGTTTTAGTGTTGTCAGGGGTATTCGTGGTAAAAACACACGAGTGCCCAACAGAGATACTTCAGCAACTATTCAATTCTCCTTAGCTCAATTCTCCCCAACTAATGATGTACTTTCATATATCCATGAGTTGGATTTAGAGGAAGGTACAGCAAGGATCGCCCTTACGTTGAAAGATGGCTCTGGTGGAAGTGTGTTCTCATCCAATGAGGCATACATTACTGGATACCCAACTACCACTTATTCAGGTGGCTTTGAATACAGAGGTTGGGAAATCTTTTGCCAGTCAACAGACACATATAAAATTGGTGGCAACACTCGTCCGTCTACAAGTCTATTTGACAGTGCGGTAAATGAAGCAACTGATTTTATTAGTAACATTTTCTAACTGATGTAATTTCTGAGATAAAATAAATGGCAGCTCCAAAATTTGAAGTACTTGAACAAACAACTATTACAGTTGATGATATTGAATACCTTGTATCAGCTATGCCTGCAACCAAGGGTCTAATCTTTATTGAAAAGCACCAAGAAGCTATTGACGCAGGCAAAGCTGACCTTAGTCAGATGAAACAAATCATCTGCAACTATGTGTCTAAAGATAATATGCAGATCACTGAGAAGTCTTTTGATGTTTTCTTCTCTCGCAAATATGCCCACTTGAACAAGCTCTATAAGGAAGTGTTGAACTTTAACTTCGAAGAGCTTTTTCAGGCACCCGATACAGAAGAATAATACAGTCCAATGGACAGCCTGTATCGGGTAAAACAAGATTGGATCAAGAGATAGACAAAACCTTTTCTCAACATTGGAGTATTTACAGAATTGCAATGCATGAGAAAGGTGGGTTGGAATTAGCATCTGAGATGGAATGGAAATATTCTACAAGACAGATGCTTAAGTTGATTGAAATGCTGGATGTGTATGATTCTCTACATCAGCAAGCTATAGAAAAAGCTAAAGCAGATAAAAATAAACTAAAGTGACGGAGTAATAAACAGTGCAGATTGCAAAATACTTTGCGTCACTCGGTTTTGATGTAGACACCAAAGGATTGAAGAAGGTTGATAAAGCCCTAGATACTCTTGAGAAAAAACTTAAGAAGTTTAGTGCTTTTGGTAATCTAAGCTTTGGTATTGGTAACTTTACAGTTGACCAACGCAAACTTGAAAGAGTTCTTGGTACTGCTTTTGACATAGCTAGTAATCGTGTTGTCTTCGACATTAACAGATTTGTTGTCAACCAAGCTGCACTGAATCAGACTGTTGGCTTGGCAATGGCCCGAGCCGGGATGGCCCACCCTCTAAGGCCAACTATTCAACCTCCGCACATCCCTCCTGTCACTCCACCGGGGAGGCGTGTAAGAGAGGCCGCTGTTACTGGGGCAGTTGCTGGAGGAGTTGGTCGTACTCGTGGAATGCCAAGTTTACTTGGTCCTGCCATTGCGCTTGGTCTTGGTGGTTATGGGCTTAATGCTCTTAATAAACGTAACCAAGAAGTAGTTGCTGCTCAGCTTCAAACTCAAGCAGTGATCACAGGGAATGGCGGTACGGCTGAACAAGGTGAACAATCTTTTGATTGGCTGCGCAAGACTGCGAACCGTGTAGGTTTCAACTACCTTGACTCATCTGGTGATTTCAACGTACTTACCTCTAACCTCTTAGGTGCTGGTGGTACTGTAGCGCAGTCACAGAACATCTTTAAAGGTTTTGCTGAATACGGGCGTGTTAACAAGCTCTCTCCAGCAAGACAGAAACTAGTATTTAACGCACTCTCTCAAATTGCCGGTAAAGATAAACTGCAAGCAGAAGAGCTGACAAAACAACTTGGCAACAGCCTTCCCGGTGCCAAAGATATCTTTGCACAAGCTTATCAACAGCAGTTGAGAGAAACTGGTAAGGGAAAGGGGGATCTTACAGGAAGCGCTGCTATCATTGCACTTGAAGCTGCAATGAAGAAGGGGCAAGTTCGTGGTAATATCCTCAACTACGCAGCCAATATTGCAAGTGAACGTTCCCAGCCGGGATTGGTAAAGGCTTCTCAGGCATCTCAGGCTGAACAAGCCCGTTATCAGAATACTGTTAATGATATGGCTATTGTAGCCTCTGATGCTGGTGTAGAAGAGGGTTTTGCGCGTATATTCCGTACATTAAACGCAGGATTGAGTGAGAGTGGTACTCTGGTTAAGGGGTTGGCTGAGGGCTTTAATGAGGCCACTAAGTGGGCCGATGATCTACTCCTTTTTCCACAATCGTTCATGAGGGCTTTAGAAGGCAAGGATAGTGTTGTAGCTGATTGGTTAGGTGCTGATAAGACGGCACAACTCAAGAAAGACTGGACAGATATTAAGCAAATCTTCACAGATATCTCCAGTATTAAGTTTGACTTCCTCCCAACACTTGAAGCCACAGCAAAAGAAATTGCCTCTATCATGAATGCGATTGCTGAATTCCAGAAGTGGAAAAGTGGATCGCTTCCAACTTCCGAGACAAGTAATAGTTCCACTGAAAAAGCTAATTTGTTTGGTTTAGAGTATGCTTCACCAGCAGCCATTGTTGGTGACATTATAAACAACACTGGCTTTAACATGAACAAAGCCCGCGAAAGAGGCCGTGCGGTTTATGACGATCCTAATTCTCTCTACTACCATGATGCTGCTGGTTATGATGATCAACAAGCTGAAATGGCCAAGGCAGCGGCTGAAGATAAAGCAATGGGTATTGTGAATAACAATAGCAATGAAATCAACATTGAAGTTAATGTTGATGGCTCAACGCTTCAGGGTATGGACGCAAATGCTCAAGCTCAAGCTATTGGTGAAGCTGTAGCAAATATGTTTGTTCAATCATTCGATCAAGTTAATGTCCAGTTCCCAGTAAAACAATAAGGAGTCACCTATGAGTTTGGCAATCGAATGGGGTGACTCCTCAATTCAAGATGGCGGATTCATCTATCTGGATGCGACGGTCGCGTACACTCAAAGTTATACTGGTAGTGTGACAAAACACCCAATTGACGGCGGATCTAATGTTACTGATCACTTTATCCGTAATAATCCCACCTTTACAATTGGTGCCGTAATTACTGGTGTAGATATCTCTACTGGTACTTACCTAATTCAAGACTTGGATGGCAACAACCCTTACAACAGTAACGAAGCTCCTAATGCTGTTAGTGTAAACTCCACAGATCAAAGTGTCTTGAAGAAGTTTATCCCGGACAGCATTGGTCAGTTTCTGTCAGACAGTACTCCTGAAGTAGTTATTGATAGTAGGCGTGCTGATCTTATTGAGCAGATTAGACAAGCTCTTATTGATCTTACTGCCGGTGTTGTTTTTAACGACAAGACCGGTCAATTTGATCCGAGTATTCAGCTCGTACGCTTGTTTGAGTATGATAACACACTGCTACGTAAAGTAATCAATAATCTTGTAATGACTAAGATTACTTTCAAAGAAGATCCTAACACTGGGTATGGTCTTTATTGTGACATCACGTTTGAGCAAGTTACTTTTGCTTTCTTGAAGAAAACTGTCATTCCCAAAGATGTGCAGGATGCTTTGAAAAAGAAAGCTTCTAGTAAGAACTCTAAAGGTAAACAAGACAGTACACCACAAGATGTTGGTAGTGGTAACTCCCCTAAAGACACTGATCCGCTAAGGCAGGCAAGAGCTAATGGCTGATAAATATATAGCAATGCCTTTGTTTGGTGACACATATTACACTTATACCATAGCCTTTCAAGGTGACTCATACATCTTTGAGTTTATCTATAATGAAAGGGCTAAGCTGTACTTTATCAATTTGTATGATGCTGATAACAATCCTGTTGTTTTAGGTGAAGCTCTAGTTCCTAATTATCCAATATTCTTGGACTATGCAATCTTTCCGTTGACAGGATTTATCTGGATGGAAGAGAAAGCAGATATTATTAGTGAACCTTATAAAGTTTATCCTGATTCAATTGATCAGTATTACAATCTCTTCTACATCTATACCACCGAGGAAGATTAATGGACTTAATCCAGAGGAATCGCCAGTACGAACTTATCATTGGGGATTTTCAGACTGGAGAAGGTTTGCAGGTCACTGATCTTCAAGTTACATTTGACATTAGTAAAAGCTCAGATAATAAAAAGAAAACTAATAGTGCAAGTATTGAAGTGTACAACCTATCTCTTGAGCATATCAAACTCCTAGATACTGACTACCCAGCAGCAGTCTTCAGCGCTGGTTACTTGGATACTGGTGGGCCCAAGCGTCTATTTTCAGGTCAAGTAACCCACACCTCAACACGTAAATCAGGTACTGATCGTGTTACCCAAATCACAATGGGTACAGGCTACACCGAACTTAACCATCAAGTTTTATCTGAGTTTGTCCCAGAAGGCCAAAGCCCTAAAGATGCAGCTAATCGGCTTATCAAGGCCATTGGTGCAGATCGTGGAGTATTTAACGGAACTAATCTTAGCAATCCTCTCATATACGGATATCCACTAAGCGGCACGCCCAAAGAGATGTTGGATGAGATTTGTGAGAAGTACGCTTGCAACTGGCAACTAGATGATGGTGTTGTCTATATTCATGACAATGACAGAGGAAACTCTGAGAACTTTCAGCAAGCTTATGTTATATCGGAAGGTACGGGCTTAATTGAAAGTGCTTACAGAGTTTCTGGTGATCGACAACGCTCTAAGAAAGATAAAGTTAAAAAGCCCGGTGTACAGATGAAGATTCTGTTAAATCCCGACATACGGGCGGGTGATATCATTAGGCTTGAAGATACGTTAATTACTGGGTGGTTTAAGGTGGACACTTTAAGACATTCTGGTGGTTGGAGAAGTTCAGGTTGGTACACTGAGATACGTGCTACTAGTCTTGAGAAAGTTATTCAACAAGGAGCTGCAACTAAATGAGTTCAGAAGCTGTAGCAGCTATCCAAGCCTCTCTAGTAAGCGCTTTCGATAGTCAGATGGATAATGTCTTTACCAATATTCCTTGTATCGTTGTTGCTGTACGTGACGGATTAAATGGGCAGATGGTAGATATCCAACCAACCATCAATCAAAAGTTTCAAGACGGGACTGTAAAAGAGTACCCCACTATTGGCGGTGTTCCTATCTCGTTCCAAGTCTCTAAGAAGGCAGGCTTCACATTCCCAATTGAAGTTGGGGATACGGGTATGGCAATATTCTCGATGAGAAATATGGATGGTTGGAAAGGTGGAAATGGCAGACCATCTAGTCCAGCCAACTTTGCCAAGATGGACAAAGGAGATGCAATATTCCTTCCGGGGATTCAGCCTCCCGGTGTAGCTGTTAATAACCCAGCAAAGCATGTACTCACTCACGATACTAAGGATACTGTTCTATTCGGCAATCTTGGTGGCGTAGAAGCTGAAGTTAGAATTAAGTCAGACGGCAGTATTGGAATTACAACAAGCAATATGCCGATTATTATTGAAGGTTCCGACGTCACTATTAATGCTGCAACAAGCATTAATTTGAATACCCCAAGTATGGTAGTTGATGCGGACGTTACAACTTGGATTGGTAATATCAACCTACAAGGTAATCTTGTTCAAATTGGTAATTATACAATCACTGGGATTGCAACCTTCAACGGTATTCCATTCTCTACCCACAAACACATTGGCGTTACAGTTGGCGGTGGTACTTCTGGTACTCCTACAGCATAAGGAGATACTTTTGGACTTCAAACTTGAGCCCGCATCTTGGGATATTATCTGGCACAACGGGCCATTGCAGAGAGAAGATACAACTCAACCTCTTACTGAAACTGTTGGACAACGGCTAAAGATACGTTTACTTACTTTTCGTCAAGAATGGTTTTTGGACACTACTTATGGTGTTCCTTGGTTCCAAAGACTCCTTGGACAAAAGCAAACTTCTAAAGCAGCGGCTGATCTGATTTTCCAACAGGAAATATTAAAAGAGCAGGGTGTAAAGGAAATTGTTACCTTTAATTCTACTTTTGTAAATCGTAAGTATTCTCTGGTATTCAGCGTAAGAGTTGTTACTGGGGAAATTACAACACCCATTTCTCTTGATCCGTTGAATTGAATATGCTTTTATCAGAATATTATAAAGATAGTATTTACTCCCAAAATGGGGCTAATTACGAAGTTCTAGAGTTTGGCAAAAATCAACGATCAAGGTTTACCGTTAAATGTATTATCTGTTCTCTGGTTTCCACTGTAACAGCAGCTTCAATTTTATCAGGCCGGAAGCCTTGTATTTGTAGTGGTAAGTTTGGCACGAACTCTGAGAGAAAAATTGAAAGAATGTTGCCGATTCTTAATAAACTTGGTATTACCCTATTAGACGAAGTTATTGGTAAGTCCCACGACCCTATAAAACTAAAATGTAATACTTGTGACTTCCACTGGGAAGGTACTTACAGTGGCGTTGCTTTTAGTCAAAAAGGTTGTAGGGTTTGTGCAAACAACACTCGTCCATCTAAAGAAGATCTTTTTAATAAGGTTTCTGAAAAAGGTCAGAAGAATAATTTTACAGTTAACTTTGTAGATTACAAGATCGAGAAAAGGGTCAGAGAAATAGAGTTTAGTCTTAATTGCGATTTTTGTGGTAAGGATTGGATAACTAAAATAGGCAGTATTAGGAGAAACTGTGCCTGTCCTCACTGTGCCTTTTCAGGCTTCAACCCTTCGTTACCAGCAAAGCTATATATTCTACGAGTGATTTCTGAAGATAATATCTTACAAGGTTATAAGTACGGGATTACTTGTGATATTGAAAGACGTCTTTACGAACACAAAAGAGACTGTCGTCCATTAGATATTAATTTTGAATTAGCTTACTCTTGGGATTATTCAACAGGTCTCGATGCCCAGCTACATGAAAGGTTGATTAGGAAAACATTCGGTTCATATTTTTCACAATGGGAACTTCCCAGCGGATTTACTGAAACCATATCTATTACAGATTTGGGGGAACTAGTAGATTTTCAAACAAACCAGTATAAGGATCTAGCTAATGGCAGGTATTACTGATCAGGGATTTATTATAAAAAGATTGGCTGATATCCTTGCTGATGACAGGGCCTTGGCTGTTCAATTATTTCAAGATTTGACGATTCCCGGTGATACGGTCGACGTTTCAGACTCTTCAGCACTAGGTCGCCTAATCTCCCTAGCTGCTCCAAGTGAAGCTGACCTTTGGGAAGCTGCTCAAGAAGTATACGCAGCCTTTGACCCAAACTCTGGAACAGGGATTGCTCTAGATAATCTGGTAGCATACGCTGGTATTACACGTAAAGAACAAACTTTCACCACATCATCTATTCTGGTAGCTGGGGATACGAACACTCTTATCCCTGTTGGACAGACAGTAAGTAGCTCTACAACTGGTGAACAATTCACTACAGTTGGTGCTATTTCTCTATCTCCCAGCAACGCTAGCGGTATCACCGTCTCCGTAGTCACCTTACAGAATAGCACAGCTTACACCATCACTTATACCAATACAACAACCTCTAACACCATCACATTTACATCTGATGCAAGTGCTACTGTAGCTGAAATCTTGGCTGGGTTGCAAGGCGTTATTGCTGGTGCTCATCCTAGTCTTGTATCTTCAGTTGTTGGCACAACGCTTGTAATTGATCGTTTAGATATCTTCCAGACTGTTAACTTTACAACATCTGTTAATCTTGGTATTAACAAAGTACGAACAGTTGGTGAAGTTGTTGCTGTTAATTCCGGCATTATCGTACAGCCTGCAAACACCGTTGACACTATCCTCACACCGATGCTTGGTTGGGACAGTGTAATCAACCCAATTGCAGCAACTCCCGGCGAAGATCGTGAGACGGATGAGCAGCTTCGTTTACGCTTTCGTAACGGTAAGTTTGATCGTGCAACTAACACTTTAGATGCTATCTACTCCGCTCTCATCAACTTAGATAATGTTAGTGAAGTAACTATTTATGAGAATGATACAAGTGTTGTAGATGGTAATGGTGTTCCTGCACACAGCTTTCTTCCAATCGTTGTTGGTGGTTTGAGTACAGATATTGCAAATGCTATTTGGGATAACAAACCAATTGGTATTTTGAGTTATGGCAATACTACCGTATCAATTAACGATATACAGGGCATCGCTCACGACGTAAGCTTCTCTAGACCAACCCCTGTTGTTATCTACATTAGTATTGACATCACCACTAATGTCAACTTCCCAGCTAATGGTAACGCAGCTATCCAGAGTGCCTTGATTCAATACTTCGCTGATAACTTAGGTACAGGTGATGATGTTATTTATAGCCGTTTGTATACTCCAATAAATTCTATCCCCGGCCATGAAGTTGTATCTTTGAAGATTGGCACTTCACCAAGTCCTGTCGGTACTAGTAACGTAGTTATAAACTTTGACCAGATAGCATCCCTGTCAAGCGTCAACATCATCATTACATAAGGGGCTTCTATGTCTGAGCTAAATCAATTTTTCATAGAAGAATACCTCTCTGTTGCTCGTTCTCGTGTAACTCAGCAATTTATGCTAGATGCTGACGGTTCTGGGCCAATCGTGTTCGATAAGTACCTCCAACTCCTCCTTGGCGGAAAGATTGAGCTTCAAGAAGTCTTCCGTCAACTTATGCAAGAACGTTCTCTTGACACTGCTGTCGGTGCTCAACTAGACATCATTGGAGATATTGTTGGTCAACCTAGAGAACTTATTGACACAGCACTTCTTACCTTCTTTGCTTTTGTTGGTTATCCAGATGCTCAGTCATATGGCGACTTGAACAATCCATCTTTAGGTGGCCCGTATTACGATATCAATAATCCACTAGCTGGTAACACACTACTGACAGACGAACAGTATCGTTTGTTTATTAAAGCTAAGATTATTAAGAATAATACAAATGCAACACCAAATCAATTTATTGAATTTATGCAGTTTGTCTTCGGTATTGATATCAACTTGATTGTTGCTGAAGGTAATGCTGAATTTACTTTGATGATGGGCAGAGAGCTTACATCTTTTGAAAAAGTATTGCTCAACTACACCTCATATTCTTCTGGTTACCCTTCAAGATTCATTCCAAAACCAATTGGTGTAAGAGTGAACTTTGGGGAATTTATTGCTGATAACGTTTTTGGATTTCAAGGCTTTCCTAATGCCAAAGGGTATGGAGACTTGAGCGATTTATCATTGGGTGGGCAATATGCTCAGCTCATCTAACAAAGGAAATTATTAAATGACAGAGATTTCACGTCCAGACTTTACCTACCAATGGTCAAGTGGTGGGGCTATTGTAGCTCCTAGCAACGCTAAGATTCAAACTGGTTGGACTGCTGAAGTTCCACCATTTCAGTGGGAGAACTGGTCACAGAATCGTCAAGATAATGCTCTTGTTCATATCTTCCAAAAGGGTATTAGTGTTTGGTCTAGTACACAAGATTACTACTTCACTGCATCTGCCCCTAAAGCGTTTGTACAAGGTAGTGATGGTCTTATTTACGAAGCTGTGCAAAGCAGCACCAACCAAAACCCAACCACAGATACCACTAATTCATACTGGCGCCAAGCCTTCAGAAACCAGTCTGGCAGCCCTATTTATGCATTGGATACGGGCACAGCAAACACCTATAAAGCTGACTATGTTCCTGTAGTAAAAACACTTGTTGATGGTATGGTGTTGAGGTTTAAGGCACTCAATGCCAACACCGGCGCATCTACCTTTACACCAAATAATGGTGTTATTACAGCAGCCCCCATTGTTGGTACTGGTCATACAGCCCTAACAATGGGAGTTATCTCTGTAAATGGCGATGTGTGGCTTCAGTGGAACTCATCTATTGGTGGGGGTTCGTGGGTATTGATTGCTAGTACTGGTGTGAATACGTCTGGAGGTAGGCTGCTTGGTGCGCCTCAGATTTTCAGTACTCCCGGCACCTTCACTTATACG